ACAATTGAATTTGCCGGTATTAAAAAAATGGATGTTGTAGAACAATTTACTCGTACTATTTTGGACTATATTGACAATGATAAAGTTATTGAGCTTCCAGATGAAGCTATTATTTTTTACAATTCGTACATTGTAGATAAAGACGATATATAAAATTATTATCGAATAAAAAAATTGAAATAATGGTGTTTTAAGTTTTTTTAGAACGATAAACGATACGTTTTTAAATAAACGGCTTCAACTTAAAGGAGTATAAATGAAAATTCAAAGAGAAAAATTATTAGATATTTTAAATAAAGTAAAGCCAGGATTATCGTCAAAGGAGCTTGTAGCTTCAATGTCATATCTTTATTTTTCCGGAAAAGATATAATTACATATAACGATAAAATATGTATTCAATATCCATTTAAAACTGAGTTCAATTTGTTTATTAAAGCAAATAATCTGTATAATCTTTTATTAAAATCTACTACAGAAGTCATAGCTTTAACGGAAAAACAGAATAAATTAAATATAACTTCAAAAAAATTCAAAGCTAATTTAACTGCAATAAAAGATAGTGAAACAAAATCTCGAATTGAATATATTTCAGAATCTCTTAAAGGAGTAACGTGGAAAACACTCCCAGATAATTTTTCTGATTCGGTTTCTTTGTGTTCTTTTACTGCCGCTAAGTATGAAGTTGATACTTCTCTTGTCTGTGTATATTTGAATAAAGATATGTGTTTTTCAACTGATAACAGTAGGATTTCATATGCAGTATTAGATAGAGAAATAGATGAAATGCTTATTCTTGCTTCAGAAATTAAAAGCCTTATTGCACTTAATCCTATTGAATATTCAATTACAACTTCTTGGATACACTTTAAAAATAAAGAAAATTGTATTTTTTCTATTCGCAAAATAGAAGGGAAATTTCCAGACTGCTTACCCTTGTTTGATTTTAAAGGAGTAACAATAAATTTACCGAAAGAAATTTTAGAAGGAATTGATATTACATCGGTACTTTTAAACGAAGAACACGCAGCAATAAATGTTAAAATTGAAAAAAATCAATGCTTGCTTTCAATTAAAACGGACGCTGGTAAAGTTCAATATAAAGCAAAACTTAAATATTCTGGGACATGTATTTCATTTAATATAAATTCTAAATTCTTTAAATCCCTTATAAATTATTCATCAACAATTGTATACTCTGAAAAGAAAATTAAAATTCAGACAGATAATGGATTTTCTCTTTTAACAGCTTTATATGCAAAGGCATAATCTATGGGGTTTTTTACTGCCGGAGAAATATCTAAAAAAGCCAAAATAAAAGTAAATCCTGAACAACTACAGGCTGTTTGTTTAAAATGTCAATTATATAAACAATGCAATTCCCCAAAAATAAAACTATCAGGAGAAGGCAGGAAAAAAATATTAATTATTTCTGAATTTCCATCATATGTGGATGATAATTATAATTCAATTCTTATTGGTGATGAAGGAAGATTTTTAGGCAATGCTTTAAGAGAAATTAATATTTCGCTTAATAGAGATTGTTGGAAAATTCATGCTGTGTGCTGTAAACCTCCAGGGGGTAGAATACCATCACATAAAGAAATTAAATGTTGTTACCCGAATATAGAAAAAACAATTCGAACACTAAAACCGAAACTTGTCTTACTTTTGGGCAATATTGCAATAACGTCTTTATTTGGAGAGGATTTTTCAAATCGTAAAATTGATAGATGGCGAGCGTATGAAATACCAGACGAAAAATTTAAATGTTACATTATGTGTGTGTATGCTCCGTATTATATATTAAAAAACGAAAAAGATAAGAATTTACATTCTGTTTTTAAACGAGATATAAAACGTGTATCTCATTGTTTAAAATTAACGTATCCAAAGCAAATAAACTATGAAGAGTACGTTACTATACTTAGAGACTTTAAAGCGGTTAAAACCATCTTAAATCGAATCCTAAAAAGAAAACAAAAAATTACGTTTGACTATGAAACAACAGGATTAAAACCATTCCGTGAAGGACATAAAATAGTTTCTATTGGCCTTGCTGTTTCGTCAAAAAAAGCATTTGCGTTTCCTTTTGATTACAAATCTTATTGGACAAAAGCAGAATTTATAAAAATAAAATCATTATGGAAACAAATACTGCTTAATAGAGAAATTAAAAAGATATGCCATAACGTAAAATTTGAAGATTTATGGTCAACGGTACGTATGGGTGTGCGTCCTATTAATTGGTATTGGGATACAATGATGGGGGCACATATAATGGATAATCGACACGCATCTACAGGGTTAAAATTTCAAACCTTTGTATATTACGGAATTAGACCGTACGATAAAATTATTTCTCCATTTTTAAAATCAAAAGATGGGGAATTTAATACAGTAGAAACAGCACCCTTTAAAGAACTTCTTATTTATAATGGGCTTGACTGTATTTATTCTTTTATGCGCTATAATGATCAAAAGGCGTATCTTCCTCATATGAAAAATATGTTTAAAGCGTATAAATTTTTTATGCGAGGAACGCAGACAATGAGTACACTGCAGTTAAATGGCATTAATATGAATATGAAGCATTATAAAAATACAGCAAATAATTTAAAAAATCGTATTAGCAAATTAAAAAACTATCTTTTAACTGGGCGTGAAGCTAAAAAATTTAAACAACAATTTGGTCGAGGATTAAATATTACATCTAATCCCGATCTTGGCAAATTATTTTTTGAAGTTCTTGGCAAAGAGCCAATACGAACAGAAAAAGGAAATTATAAAACAGATAAACAAACATTAGAAAAATTAAATCTTCCGTTTGTTGATAAATTATCAGAAATGAAACGTCTTGAAAAAGCAAAAGGGACGTATCTTGCTCAGTTTGCAAGAGAGACGTATAAAAAACAAATACACCCCTTCTTTGATCTTCATATTCCAGTTAGTTATCGGGGAAGTGCGAGTATGCCGAGTTTTCAAAATCTTCCAAAAAGAGACCCAGAAATTGGAAATTTAGTACGAAAAGGAATAATTCCGAGACAAAATTCTGTGCTGGGGGAGCTTGATTTTTCCGGCGCTGAAGTAATAACAAGTTTAACGTATCATCATGACCCTCAATTCAAACATGATATTACTGTAGGGGATATGCATAGAGATTTAGCAATAGAATTATTTAAACTTCCTTTTAAAATGATGAATAAAGCTTGTACTGAATACACAAAAGAACAAATTAAACGCATAAAAAAAATAAGATTTTTTGCAAAAAATAGTTGGACTTTTGCCCAATTTTATGGGGATTGGTTTGGTTCATGTGCCCCCACATTATGGGAAAATGTAGTAGAGGCTGGATTAAAATTAGTTACGGGCCAGACGGTACAAGAATGGCTTGAAGGAAAAGGTATATATGAGTTAGGTGACATTGTAAATGGCGCACCTACTCAAAATAGTTTTATGGAACATTGTAAACATGTAGAAGATCAAATGTGGAATGAAAGGTTTCCGGTATATACTCAATGGAAAAAAGATATTGTTGAATTTTATCAAAAATACGGTTTTATTGAAACACATCTTGGATTTAGATTTCAAGGATACATGAATAAAAAACAATGTACGAATTTTCCAATTCAAGGGACGAGCTTTCATTTATTATTATATACTTTAATTAAAGTAGAACGGTTTATTAAAAAAAATAAACTTAAGACAAAATTAATCGGACAAATACATGATTCTATAATTTTAGATATGCCAAAAAATGAAATTATATTTGTTATTACGGGTGTAAATAATATTGTTAAAAATTTACAAGCAGTATTCAAATGGTTAACGCTTCCCATGAAAATAGAAATTGAATTATCCAGACTAAAAGAATACGGAGGTAATTTTGCAGAAATGCAAGAATTTTCAATCACGGAAATAACGGACGGAAGCTATAAAAGTTATTTGACAAATTAATAAATTATTAATTTATTCTTGACAAGTTAATAAATAAATCATATCTTGATCACAAGATAAATTTTTAAAAAAATAAAAAAGAGGAAAATTATGGAAACTAACCCGGTATCAATTACAATTTCAATTACAATTCCAAAACAATTAGAATATGATTTGCAACAATCAGCCAATGCAATAGGTATTTCCAGGTCTCGTTTTATTGGTAATTTACTTCTTGCCTGGCAATCAACTAATAACAAGCCCCTTACCCCTATTAATGACTGTGTATATTTACAGGCTACTCATTGTTCCTATTTTGATCGACCGTGTACTTTTTCCACACAGGAAGCACAACTAACTTGTAGCGAATATAAATAAAGGTATTTTGCCGATGTCTTTGCAAACTTATTATCGTCCTACATCCTTTAAAACATTTGTTGGTAATGAAGATATAGTAAAAAGTTTGTCTTTAATTTTAAAACGTAAAAATCCCCCGGCAGCTTTTTTGTTTACTGGTATGGGGGGTAGTGGAAAAACTACTATCGGGCGAATTGTCGCACGAATGTTAGGTTGTAAAAAAATTAATTTTAAAGAGTTAAATTCAGCAGATGATCGAAAATTAGACGGAATAAGAAAACTTATCGCAAGTATGAAATATACGGCTATAGATGGTGGAAAAAAGGTCATATTATTAGATGAAATTCATGCTCTTTTGAATCCTGTTCAAGATGCTTTATTAAAAGCTCTTGAAGAACCTCCTTCACACGTGCATTGGATATTATGCACAACAAATCCCGAAAAATTAACACAAACATTAAAACGACGATGCCATGCATATGAACTTAATCCCTTGAAAGATTCTGATTTACAAAAACTTATGAAAATGGTTTTAAAAAAAGAAAATCGTGAATTAGTATCAATGAAAGTTAGAGACAAGATTGTTGAACTTTCGGATGGTTCCGCAGGGCAAGCTTTAAAACTTCTGGATCAAGTCATTGATATGGATGATGCAGAACGGGCAATTAATGTGCTTCAATCTGCTGGAACATCTGAATCTGAAGTAATTGATATCTGTCGAACTCTTTGTAGTTATAACATGCCTTCAAAAACAAAATGGATGAAGATTAAAAAAATGCTTAAAGAATATAAAGGTGATGGAGAATCAGCAAGAAGACCGATTCTCGGATATTTAAATTCCGTTCTTTTGAATAATGGCACAGAAGAAATTTTCTTTATGATGCAGCCCTTTAAGAATAATTTTTTTGATAGTGGAAAAGCAGGGCTATCAATGGCCTGTTACGAAGCAATTTATAGCTCAGAAAATTAGGAATGATTATGGATTTAGACATTCAAAAAGTTATTAAAATAGATGAAAATAATCTTGAAGGAGAATGGGCAGAACAAGCATCATATTTCTTATATTTTGCGACTGCACATGCGGAAGCTTTATATATAAAAGATATTAAAAAATCTAAATTAGAATATATATACGCTATAATGTACTCAAATATTAAAAAAGACTGGAGTAAACTTTTTGATTCTAAACCTACTGAACCAGCAATAAAAGCGTACATTGAAACAAATTCAAAATATAAAAAAGCTGAAAGAACATATATAAACGCCTGTAAAGACGCTAATTTAATGTTGTCGGCTAAGCAAGCTCTTGAACACAGAAAAAAAGCTCTTGAAAATAAAGTCTCATTAAAAATCGGAGGATTTTTTTCTGAGCCAAGGAAGACATAATGCAGGTACAAAGAAAACTGGAGGCAGGTATCCTACTATCTTTAATAAAGAACTTGTACCAGAAGGGGTTGAATTTTGGAAATGTACCGAGGGAGATCATTTGGTAGATATTATCCCTTTTGAAGCAGGGCCAAACATGCCTTTTGATGAAAAATTACAACCAATTTCTGATGAAGGTGATCTTGATTATGTGCTTGATCTTTTTGTTCATACAAATATCGGAAATATGAACAATCCTTATGTTTGTCCGTATGAAAATTTTGGTTTGCCTTGTCCAGTGTGTGAATATATTAAAGCAAATCGTCTTGAAAAAGATATTTGGAAAAAATTAATTGCTAAACATCGTGTAATTTATTTTCTTTGGGTACATGACAATAGAAAAGAAGAAAAGAAAGGGGTTCAAATTTTTGAAGCTTCTCATTTCTTCATGGAACAAAAAATTGCGTCAATTGCAAAAGCACCACAAGGGGGCGGGTATACTAATTTTTCTTGCCCCGACAAAGGAAAGTCTCTTGCATGGACTCGTGAAGGTTCTGGTTTAGAAAAT